GAAGAGAAACTTGATCTGTTTGAGTCCACTGTTGAGGACTACGAGAGCCTCAAGAGCGAACTAGACGGTCAGGTTGCCAAGAACATGGAGATCAACGAAGAGTGCGAACAACTCCGTTGCGAACTCCTGTTCCGAGAACTCGCAGAAGGACTCACCGACACCGAAACTCAGAAACTCCGCAGCCTTGCGGAAAGCCTTGAGTTTGATTCAGTAGAGCAGTTTGCCGAGAAACTTGAAGTTCTCCGTGAGAACATCGAAAACATCGGCACCACCGAAGCCAAAACCAATCCATCCAACGAAGAGTCCCTTGAGGAGTCTTACGAGGAAGCGTCCGAGACTTCACCACTCATGGAGGCGTACATCAAGTCCATGAGCAAGAGCAAGGACTAATTTACTTCAAACCATTCAGTCATTCCTGACTGTTAACACCAAGGAGATAGACACATGAGCGTTAAGAACGACCTACTCACAGAACAGGCTCTCCGCAAGTGGAAGCCCGTTCTAGACCACAGCGACATGGCTCCAATTACGGATCCACATCGCCGTGCCATCACCGCCACCCTCTTGGAGAACCAAGAGAAGGCAATCAAGGAGCAGATGCTCAACGAAGCACTGCCCGCCAACTACATTGGCGGCGGAATTTCCAACACCAGCGGCGAAGGCAACATCAAGGGTTACGATCCAATTCTCATCCAGTTGGTTCGTCGCGCCATGCCAAACCTCATGGCATACGATGTCTGCGGCGTTCAGGCCATGTCGGCTCCGACTGGTCTGATCTTTGCAATGCGTAGCCGTTACGCCACTCAGACCGGAACCGAAGCGTTCTACAACGAACCCGTTGCTTCGTACTCGGGTTCGACTTCGAACACCGTTGCTCCCGGCGTTACCACTTCGCAGGCAGGCGGCGGCGCACAGGCTACCAACCTTAACGGCTGGAACGGTCTGTCCAACTTGGATCCGTTCGGCTACGGTGCCCCCGGACTCGACCCACGCAGCGCAAGCGGTCTAACCACAGGCAGTGGTCTTCAGACGCAGATTGGCGAAGACGCTACTCCGAACAACATGGCGTTCAGCATTGAGCGCGTTGCTGTTCAGGCGGCTACTCGTACCCTTGCTGCATCGTACAGCGTTGAATTGGCTCAGGATCTCAAGGCTGTTCACGGCTTGGATGCTGAAACCGAACTCGCCAACATTCTCAGCACGGAAATCCTTGCCGAGATCAACCGCGAGGTTGTTCGTAACATCTATCGCACTGCTAAACTCGGAGCGCAGCAGCCGGATCTGTATTACAAGGGTATTGCAGGTGGTCTGACCACTGCTGGCAACGGTACTGCTTATGGTGGTGTTTACAATCTCATTCAGGACTCTGACGGTCGTTGGAGCGCGGAAAAGTTCCGTGGTCTGATGTTCCAGATTGAGCGTGAATGCAATCAGATCGCCAAGGATACCCGTCGCGGTAAGGGCAATTTCATCATCTGCTCGGCAGATGTTGCTTCGGCCCTCGCAATGGGCGGCTTCCTGAACCTCAGCCCCGCGCTGAATGTCAACCTTGATATTGATGACACTGGCAACACCTTTGCCGGAACCCTCAACGGTAAGATCAAGGTCTACATTGATCCGTATCAGGATGTCAGCGGCACAACCAACACGAACTTTATTTGCGTTGGTTATAAGGGAACAAGCCCCTACGATGCGGGTCTGTTCTACTGCCCATATGTCCCACTACAGATGATGCGCGCTGTTGACACCGCCAACTTCCAGCCCAAGATTGCGTTCAAGACCCGCTACGGCATGGTTGCGAACCCCTTCGCGGAAGGAGCCAATGTTGGTTTCGGTGCGCTCAACACTCGTAGCAACCTCTATTACCGCATCTTCCGCGTGGACGATCTCCACGGCGTGGCTTCGTAATAGACGCTTCAACCTTACGGATCGGGGGAGAGGGAAACCTCTCCCCCTTTTCGTTTGGGCGTATAAATACCTGTACACATGTCTATTCCATATAACTTCACCGACATTGAACAGGGAATCCTAGACCGATACCCACAGCAGATTAATCCTCTGCTGCCCACCTACTATCGGTTCAGCATTGCGCGGCTTCCCAAGGTGTCTTATTTTTGTCAGAG